CACATGGTTCTCCCTTTCCTTCTTTTATGAAGTAGTACGGAACATCCGTGCGAGGACCGACGGGCTCAATTGAGCCCGTCAATTTTTCAAGTTTCACACTAGCGCACCCAACCGGGGGTGGTCGGTTTTCGACATCAGGCCAGCGGTGGGTCGAGTCCCACGGTCAATTTGTGCGCGAAACACTTGTTAGCGCACGGTCAGAGCGTACACACGTATCTGATTAACATTGCACGCTCATGCCGGACACCCGCGATTGCTCGCCAGAACTGAAAGCACCCTTGCTGGTGTTAGTAGGAACTTAGAGAACGCACAAGAGGGATGGGGCCGGATCAGGAAGGGCAACCTGTGATCCCTATACCATGATGACACTCTACCGAGGGGGCTTTGTGCCCGACAGGCAACATGACACCATCACCGTTTCACCGGAGGACAGCAGGTCGGCCACCTGCTGCCTCTCCACGTTCGTCTGCGCAGCTGTCTCGCCCCTTCTCTCTTTCTTGCCCGACTGGAGCATCACCCCGGGACCTTTGTCCGGGATCCATCGCCAGGATGCCCACGTAGCGGATGACACCCTCGTGGCGGAGCCGTTCTGCATGAAGTGCAGTCATCAGTACTTCTCAGCAATGGCAGTTCCGGAGTCCGACTCCGGCTTCCGGGCGCTGGTTCGCGTCCCTCATGGCTGTGCTCGCTGCACAGACCCGGTAGATCTCGACAGTCTAGAATACTGCGAGTCGTGGGTCTGTATCACGCCAGAGGAGCGCGACGTTCTCACCTCTGCACAGCGTAACAAGCTGAGCAACGTGCGCATGTCCGTCGACACGCAGATCACCTCGCTCTTCTCACGGAGTGGCGCCTCACGAGTTGGCCTTCGGTCCATCGCCATGAAGATGTTCCTGGCCCGTGTGTTGGCGCTGCAGAATGAGCCGGTGAACCTCAGCGTCCCATTCTGTCGGCGAATTTGGTTGCAGTGCTTCGAGACCCTGTTCTCGTGTTGCTGCACAATGCGCAAGGCATCAGACTGCATCCACCCAGTTTGCGGCACCATGCACGCGTCTCCATTCCGTCCTTTCGGCGTGAACGTGCAGGGGGTGCTGGCTGATGTCGCCCCGCCTGACCGCTCAATCCTCGTGCCTTTTGAGGCGCAGGACGCGCGGGCCGCCCTCGACGGCGGTATCTTTGGGCGGGTCTTCCTCAAGACCTCGGAGCACACAGGCAGAAATGTGCGCCGCCAGCAGGACCTGGAGCGCATCCCAGGGCTGGTTGTCTGTGACTCCGAGGTGGCCTTCCTGCGCAGGCTGCCGTGCCTGGGCAGGCAAATTGGCCCCCTGCTGGGCCAGGCTGTCATCTGGGACCACCAGTCGGTCATCAACATGGAGACCGCACTGAGAGAGCGTACCAAGATCCTCACTCCCTGGTCGCCGACCAAAGATGTGAAGAAGAAGCACAACGCTTACTTCCGAGCAGCTATGGCGAACTGCTTCACAAGGGTGCGGATCCTGGAAAAGGCGCGCGAGATGCCCATCCTCGCGCTGCTCTGCAAGCCAAAGCTCTCCGAGGAGCAGGCCACGCTGGCCATCCAGTCGATGATCGGCCAGGGCGTAGAGTGCCCTGAAGCCATTCTGAAGCTGGAGACGACAGTGAAGCCAAAGAAGCCTCCTCGAATCGTGGTCAATGTTGGAACCTCCGTGCAGCTCTTGAGCGCTATGGTCGTCAAGATCTTTGAGGCATGCCTCGAAGACTTCGATCACAGCTGCAACATAAAGCACAGGGGGAAGGACGAGGTGTGCGAGGACATCTCGCTCCAATTGTCGAGCGTTCACCACGCCGCAGTTGGGGTCGTCGGTCCGTTCGTTTGCGTGGAGATCGACCACACGGCATACGAATACCAACAGACAGCAACCCGCGGCGCGGGATGCAGCAGCGTCGAGGACCTCACAGGTCTCATGCGCGACGAGGTCGCAATCTTCCGGTTCATTCACCGGACGATCTGCGAGACCCGCAATCAGGTCTTCGCCCACACTAATATGTGGGTTGAGGAACTGGCCGGCACTCAAGTGAAGCTGTCTGTCCGTCTGGGCGACAAGGAAACCGGCCCCTGTTGCTGGAAGACCGTCTTTCCCTACCTCTACCGGAAATCCGGAGGTAAGGAGACCTCGTCTGCCAACCGTTACAACGGGATAAAATCGGCGCTGATCGCGTTTACTTCGAACCCCGAGCACTTCTGGAGCGGACCCCCAGGCGGAAATGCCCCCACTGACTACGTGGACATCAAAGGCAATCCGCTGTACTTCCGCTTTTGGGGAGAGGGTGACGATTTTCTGGGGCAGGTGAACGCGATCACCGCGAACTATGAGCAGGACATCATCAAGAACTTCCGGTGCATGGGACTCACCGTCAAGCTCAAGTTCGTGAAGGGGCCCTCGGCCGGGGCCTATGCGGCCAGCCCTGACCTCATGGGCAGGGCTGAGTTTGTCGGCGTGCACTTCGGCATTGTCGACGGCTGTGGCTCCTCTGGCGTGTGGGTCCCAGATGTCGTGCGCGCACTTGTCAAAAGCGGCATCACCACTAGCCATGAGCCGGACAAATGGGCAGTCGGGGAGGCTGTCTACTTGTCCAGGGCGATCGGGTTCGCTGGGAAGATCCCGAAGGTCGCCACATTCTTTTACGAATGTGCATTGTCCTGCGCCACCAAGAAGGAGGGTTCCATGAGGTGCGATTACGACCTCGCCCTTCTCGCCGGCCAATCCCCGGCCGACCTACTGGAGGTGGGCACACTGTACCGAATGTACGGCGAAAAGATTAACCTCAGCGTCCCGGCATGCCACCCGGCCCAGCTTCTCTCCATGAGCGCTGAAACCGTGGTTTCCCAGCCGGACTATGACGCTTGGTCCCCGTACCCGCGCATCGGTGCTTTCACCCCATCTTCGGAGGTCGTGTGGGCCATGCCAAAGGCCCTCCGGCACTTGCTGCACCTCACATTTTTGTACAGTTGAGGTGAATTAGTCCGTGGAAGCCACTGACGAGCTGCGCCACGTTAAAAATTGGCAGCGAAAATGCATGCTACGGTCCGGTTTTGCTTGCCGTTACAAGCATTATGGTATGGTAACGTTTAAGTTGTGCTTCGACTGTTGGAAAGGTATTATCCGCATTTCTCAAAATGGCAGGAGGAAAGACTATCACGAATGCCAAGGCACCGCGCAATGCGAAGAAGAAGAACTCGCAGGGCCAGAAATCGAAACGGCCTCAAAAGGCGGTTGTGCGGTCAGGTGGTCGTCGGGGGAACGGCGGCCATTCTATTCTCGACGCTATTGACGCTCGGCGTAACGTCCATATTCCCTGTCCCATATCTACCGGCTCATATACTGTCGTGCGGTCTCGTACTGAGCTGGCTGTTGCTACTAACACTTCTAGCCAGTTGACCGTGCTGACATTTGCAGCTTATACGGACAAGGGGAACACTGTTCCTGGCAACGTGGTGTCCAACATCATGATCCAGGGCGTGGGCACTAACGTGCCTGGCACAACCGAGTCCGGACTCGTGGACCCCATCATCGATACTTATGCTGCTGGGTCCGCCCAGTGTTCTTTGCATTCGATGACGGTGGTTGTAAAGTGCGTCGATCCTGTAACAGCCGCCGCTGGGCGCTTTTATATGGGCGCTGCTCAAGGCCGCATTAATCGCACGTCTTATGCGACCTTCAATGCCTTGGGCAACAGTTTGACTACTCGCCGCGAAATCAGAGGTTTTACTGCCTCGGAATCGATGAACGGAACGGTGAGTTGTTGTGCGGCCCCACTTGATCCAATTGAGTGGAGTAGTTTTGGTGAAAAGGTTGCCAGTCCTGCCGCTTCAAGCGGCAATGTCTCGAAGGACTCCTTGACACCTGTTTGTATCGTGTTTGCGGGCACGGCTTCTGCTGTTAACTACGTTGTCGAAGTGTTTACCGAGTGGCGTGTGATTTATAACACGTCTATCGACCTGGCCTCCACGCAGACGATCCACCCATCTACGCCGAACAGCTTCTGGGATGGAGTTCGAAATGCTGTTGCCGTTGCTGGAGGTACCATGGTCGCTGGTCAGGCTTTGTCTGCTGGTCTTGGATTCATGGCGGCTCGTGCGCAGCCGCTTGGGTACATGGCTATGCGGGCAGCCCCGCTGGCTATTCTGTGAGTTGTGTGCTTTCGCCAGTGGTTCCGTAGCGTGTGTCGCATGTTTTTCCCTAAATATGCATGAAACCCGTACAGTTTGGCTTCCAGTCCCCTGAGGCTGGCGATTCCTGTACGCTGGGCGTCCGTATTGCGCTTGGCAAAGTTTCGTGGTTGGAAACCCTGGGGGTGAGTACAGCCATTTAATTGGTCATTCCTGCATGCCAGCCGACATGGCAGGAAAATAAAAATGCGATCTGCGACCAATCAACAAAAATCACAAAATATCGGTTAGAAGGGAGCGTCGTCGACTATTGAAGTCGCCACACAGTACACGTGTGGAGAAGTGGGAGTCATAACCCACCGCCCTTCGTTGCTTTTCAGGGGGATGTATTGGCTGTATGCTTAGCCCCCTAAAAGCGATAATACGCACC